AGAAGTAACGCCATCTACATATCCAAGCTCTGTAGCCGTTAGTGTAGCAGGGATACCATCAAGAACATTTAGCTCTGTAGTCGTAGCCGTAACACCATCTAAGATGTTAATCTCTGTCGTTGAAGCCGTAACACCGTCCATAATATTAAGTTCTGTCGTTGAAGCGGTAACACCGTCCATAATGTTAAGCTCTGTCGTTGTGGCAGTAAGACCATCTAAGATATCGAGTTCAGTTGTCGTTACGCCTGATACTGCAATATCCCCACCAGAGTCAGATATTAAAGCACGACTTGCGGTAAGGTCCGACATACGAACCACGGCCTTGCCGCCCATACCAGAGTGGTTGGAGCAATAGTAGTACAGCACCGCAGGGGCATCTTGCTCTAGTTTTACTTGAGTGTAGGCACCTGCACTTCCGGGCGTTCCCGCTGTTGTAACGCCTGTTGTAAATGGAGCATTAGGATCGTTGTTGTCATTGGTTGAAAACCGCAACGGATGGTTACTATTGGAAGAATCCGACTGGTCAAACCTGTATGTAACAGAAGGCTTTAGCTCAACGGTTTGCTGAGAAGTACCATCTATTACGAACTTACCACCCGCTACTGTAACCGCTACAGTTCCAAGAGCCATTTTGTCGTTAGATAAACTGTCAATCTGGGTTTGGATTGCAGACGTAACACCGTCTACAAAATTCAACTCCGCAGCCGTAGCGGTAATAGATGTACCAGACAACTGTAATGTTGTGGCGTTTACCTCACCAGACGATCCATAAATTAGAGCTTTACTGTTAGCGATAGTGCCCGCCGCTGAACCGTCCAGCAAGTTCAATTCTGCTCCAGATGTATTAACGCTAGTGGCACCAACATTAAATGGACTAGATAAATCCGTTACGTTCTGCACCGCAGCGGTAAAATCTGTAACTGCCGCACCAGATCCTGCACCGTCTGCAAGAACAATAGAACCCTTACCAACCTCAATCGTTACATTCGCCCCAGATCCTTGAGTCACAATCAAGGCAGCATCTGTGGAGTTCAGTATCATGTATACTCTGGCTTTATCGTTTTGGGCCAAAGTAATCGTACATGTCCCGCCGGGCGATCCCGTAAATTTTATAGCCTTGTAATGTCCATTTTCCGCAGAGGAAGGCTGGGCAGACAGAGTTAAGGTATATGTTGTTGAACTAAGAGCGATAGACTCAAAGCCGTTAGCTGCACGATCAAGGATTTGCAGGTTGACGTTTGTACTAGAACCCCATGTACCCGCCTCGTCACCTGTAGTTATCAGTTTGACGCCGTTTGCGTCTGTATATGTAGCCATCTGAGCGCCTATCTAAAAAGTTCAATTGCACTTAATATACTTTTTATTCCAGTTTTAAGCAACAAGGGTCCATTGCGGATCTTGTGCTGGTGTTACTCTTGCCCAATTTGGATCTTGATCAGGCAGTATTAGACCGTAAACAGCAGCGCCCCCAATGAATACGGTTATTGAAACTCCCTCTACGGGTTCTCCCAGAATAAATGTTACGTCTTGCCCCGCAACGCCCAACTGTCCAACGTCCAGTATTTCCGTAAAGCTAACATTAAAGTCAAAGCCCGTTAAAGTAAACGAACCTGAACCCGCCGACATAACAACCTGTTTATTTAAATCAGAATCCTGACCTGTAAGCGTAAAGCTTCCTAATTCTGCGACAACTCGCCTTTGGACTTCAAACACTGCCGCTTGACCTGTAAGGGCAACCGACCCCTGATCTAACGTAACACTGCCTTCAAACCTTGTGGTGAGGTCTTGACCCGTGACTGTAAAGCTGCCCACTTCAAGATTAGCAGTCTTTTTAAAGTTTATCGCTTGACCCGTAAGCGCGAATGAACCGTGATCAATAACCTCTGTTATCTTGCGGTTAGCTGTAAACCCTGTCAGCGCAAAACTACCCGCCTCCGCATTCATAGATTTTTGGAAGTTAAGGTTTTGACCAGTCGCCGCAAAGCTGCCGTGTGCTAACTCCTCGCGCATTGCAATCAGAGTACCTGCATCTTGCCCTGTGACCGCGAATGATCCCCTGTCGGGCTGCTCACGCAATGCTATTACAGTGTCAACACTTTGCCCTGTCGTTGCGTAAGAGCCAAATTCCAGAACTCTAGTAACCTTTGAACTTACATCTTGGAAGTTTGCCGCAAATGAGCCTTGGTCCAATATGGCACTTACCTGCACACCAAAGTCTAAGGCTTGTCCTGTGACCGCAAAGCTGCCATGATCTGCAGTCAACCGCATAGCCTTTTGGAAGTTAGCGGTTTGTCCTGTTAAGTTAAAACCACCCGCCTCAAAAATCTCTCCAACAAGCCCAAACGCATCCTGACCTGTTAGAGCAAAGCTGCCTTGATTGAGGACTGCGCTTACAGATATTACTGGCGTTACATCTTGACCTGTAAGTGCATAAGACGCCGCCTCCGCTCCTCCGGGCAAGCCCTTCCCAGAAATCATACTGTTGTCTTGACCAGTTACAGCAAAGGAACCTGCCCCAAGACTTGCGGAAACATTTAAAGACGCGGCTTGACCCGTAACTGCAAAGCTGCCCGCTCCAAAGTCTTCATTCATAGCTATGTTTGGAGTAACAGTCTGACCAGAAACAGCGAAGCTGCCTGTGCCAAAACCATCACTGAGGGCTATGTTAGTTCCCGCAGCCTGACCTGTTGCCGCAAAAGACCCATGATCTAGGCTAACAATAATAATCTCATGTCCAGAAGACGCGAGTGCAGAACCTGCTATGGGGCTGTAACCTAACATAGCAAGAAACTAACATTGTTTTTAGTTTGAGTCACCCTCATATCGACAGGTCCACATGGTCAAGCTATACTTCTTTCCCCCACGCAAAGGCAGAACCTTATGTCCATGTGTTACCATAGACGGAAATAAAATGCACTGCCCAACTTTTACATCCTTGTTTGTAAACCCTTGTCTGGGAAAAACAAGCTCCGCGCCCTCGTAATTTTCATTGAGCTTTACACTGCCCGTAAACAAAGATGCGTCTGTGTGAAAGCCTAACTCTGTCTGCGTATCCATAGAATACCGCATAGTAAACGCATCACGCAAACCAAGGTAGACTTCTGGGTGCCAATGTTTCTCGCAAATCTTACCAAGTTTATCAGCCCATTGCTCTGATATTTCATCCCACAGGCCTATTTCTTTCAACCTAATCTCTTGTGCGGGGAACTTGTCGCCATCAAGCTCGCCCCATCTACCAAGTCTCTCAGACGCTCGTATGTATCTTTGACACTGGCTCTCTGTCATAAAATCCGTTACCAGTATCTCTGGCGCAACTTCTTCATACTTCAAGCCTTTATGATACGTTGGAGATAATACTTCTGCCTCTTCTACATACCCAAATTTATCTGCAAGTTTTTTAAATCGTACCTTTGCGTCATCTCCACCATTCCCATGATAAATACATGGGCAGCACATACCGTTAGATAGTTGACCGTTGACAACCTCAATATCGTCATCGCATTGAAAGATGTAGCCCTCATAATCTAAATTGGCAGAACCCGTTGCTTGCCAGTCAGATGACAGAAATCTTTTCTGCATCCATAGTTGATCATCAGAATCATTGGGCACTGCCTCATTAAGAAACGCTTTAAGCGCACTTACCTTGCCCATGTAAACACCACTGTTCAAATACCTGTAGAGTGTTGACAAAGGAAACTCTGAGGCCATTGTCGGATCAGGCCAGCAATTCTTTTCCGCGGCGAATATGATATCCGCACCCATGTCCTCATATCTCTCAAGGATAGTGCTTTGATTGTCATTTATAATAACATCATATCCGTCCAAGAACAAAACAACGTCATCGTCATGCAATGAGTCAATGTGGTTGCGTACAAGGTTAATCTTCTGTCCACCACCTTGGGCTTCCATTGTGCCGCCTGCCCATCTTACGTTACGGCCAAGATTTAAGTACGTTATCCCGTGCGCTTTTGCAGACTGTTCTAAAGCCCACATTTTACTTTGATCTGTTCCAACTGTTAGTACATGTACCTGCATTGATTCCCCCTCAATCGTGCTTGGTCTAACTTCTCTAGGTATCTGCGTTACAATCTCTGGTGTAAAGAAAAAGTTCGATTGAACTTTTAGCTTAGCGGGCACCCATTCATCTACAGGGATGATAGCATCCTTGTAGCCTTCTATCAATCTCTTGGCAGTTTCTGGGCTAATAGCGTAAGCATGA